GGGGTTACTTACATTGTAGGTTTTAATAATTCTATGTGGTTTTGTTTCTGTTAGTAAAGTCATATACAAGTAACTGGCTACCACCAATCGTGGGGTAAACGGTAGCCAGTTATCTATATGTGTAGGGATATTATACAACAACCGCCAAAAAATTACAACAGTTTTCCGTCAAATATCACAAGGGCATCTGCATAAACGTTTGCCTTGCTACGGGTGCTGGGTTGTACATTCTTTGCCATATATTCCTGTATAGCTTTTATGCGTTCGGTTTTGTCTTTAATTGCAAATATTCTTTTAACTTCAAGTTGTTTGCTTGTCATATAAGTTCTTTTTTGCACGGCTGTACAAACATTTTTCTGTGCTTATTAACAAAATTAATAACATCTTCGCTTATTAGCCCGTTGTGGTACTTGCTGTGGCAGTCACCGCACAAAACAACAATATCAGATGCGTGTTCCTTGCCGATGCGTTTGTAACTTATGTGGTGTGTATTAAGCCCGTAATAAGAACCACATATAGCACACCGCCTGCTTTTTCCGTTTTTGTAAACACTGGTTTTAAAGTCCTGCCAGTGCTTTGTTTTTAAATATTGTTTGTAGTTGTCCATAACCTGTTCCCGACAATAGGCTACATAATAGGAAGTTATGTATCTATATCCGTTTTATAGTCGGCGATACAATGTTGTATTCTCTGCACCAGTCCGCTACTTGGGTTAGCTGGTCGTTTACCATCTCTTGCGTTTATACAACCCAACTTCTGTCCGCAAGGTATAGGTCGGTATTAAGTTCCCGTGCAATTAGGTACTTGTTTCGCTTATCGTTTTTTTATATAGCGGGTTTCGTTTCCCGCAGTGGGCGAACTACCGTATAGGTCACTAATAGGTTTACCCCCCTATTTAGGTTACTAACAAAAATAACCCCACAAGGGTACTGCCCAGTCCTTGTAGGGTTGTTTCTGGCAACAAAAATACCACCCTGTTTAGGTGGCTATTGTCACGGCTGTGTTTTTCTGTTAAAATATACGTATTATTGTGCATAACAATATAATACCAAAACCCCCTGCTTTTTGCAAGGGGTTTTAGGTTTTTACCTTTAGCCACGATATAATCAGTAGGTTAATCATCAATCAGCGAACCACGTTTAGTTGTTATGGCTGTTGTTTTCACAAACCAATTATATCGTCGCTAAAAGTAAAAAGGGATAGTTGGTTGGCGTTGCCTACCCCTTTTTTCCAGTACGTCTAATACGCCTCATTAACCGTTTACGGCGTCTGGTTTCAGTCTTCGGTATCTTCGTAGGTTTCATTTTTAACCTCTGGTATTTCCGAAGTGCAAACAGTATGTCCCTCGCATTGATGCTCACAAACGAACTTAATATATTTTGCTCGTTGGTCTGTGCAACATACCTCACCGCAACTACAAATTGCTATGTATTTCATAACACACCTCACTAGTAATCGTTCTTTTTCATTTCGTAGAAGTGACGCCAGTCATACTTTACGCCAACCAAACCTTTGTCATTAACTTCTACCTCAACCACCAAACCCGACACGTTAGGCATTAAACCTTTACGTACCAAATAAGGTGTTTGGCTCTGAAACGCCCCGATAGATACGCCCTCAACATTTCTGTAGGCGGGTATCATTGCGTTTACGTGCCAATGCCCTACAAACATTAGGTGCGGTTTTGCTTCTGGTGAAAGTTGTTCAATGATTTTTTGCACTTTATACGAACGGGCATACGCCACACCCCCGTCCGAGTGCATAATTGCCACACGTATTGTGTCAAGGTTAATGTAAGCAAGATAATCACCGATGTATTCCATATCGTCCCGTTCGGCACAAATAGCTTCAACTACATTGTAGCCACTCGTTTTATAGAACGATTCATCGTGATTGCCCATAATTACAAGTGTTTTAATACCTGTAACGTGTGGGTAATTGTCTACACAATATTGTTTCTGGGCTGTAGCCCCGTGTGTGTGCAGTTCGTACTCCATACCACGATATATTTTTTCACCGTCAATCAAATCACCGCAATGCAAAACTGTGTCCACACCCTTGCGTTTACAATACTTGTAGAACGTATACAGGTGGGTTAATTGTTGGTACTTACTGCCCAAGTGGGTGCAACTAACAACACCAAAACGATACTTGCGTCCTGACATTTGCCGTATATCTGGTTTGAATGTCTTGCCAGAAGCAGTAGGCGGAACTCGTGAAACGAAGTAGCCCCGTTTCTTTAGTTCCTCAATCAAGGTAACGTTTGTTGCTTTTTCAAGGTTCTGGGCAGTCATTGTTCACTCCTTTTAGGAACAAAAAAAACACCGTCAAAATTGTACGGCGTTTTGTAAAAATGATTTTTCATTTTTGGACATTAAAATAATTATACTATTTGTAATATGTTTGTACATAACCTATCCCCTACCCTACTAACTATTTGTTACTATTTTTATTGATTTCACGGGGTAATTAATTCCCGTGCGGGAAATAGAGGGCGTTTTTTCTAACCCACTATTACTTTTGCCCTTTGTATAGGCATAAACAAACCCTTTCCGTAAAATAACGCCTCAAACAACGGTAGGGTAGTGGTGTTTTTTGGCGTTATTACACTACTTTATTCTTGTAATTGGTTCTGATGCTTTAGTTCTCAATAATATATTACCCAAACCACTTATTAAAGCCACTATTTGTAATACGGTTTCATTAGCTTCAAAGTCTTCAAAACCAAATGCAGATGCTACTGCTATTACTAATGCAAGTATATTAAACCAAAATGTTTTTGATTTAAGTAACGCCTTGCCGTTTATTTTCTTTTTTGCCATTATTTCTTCACCGCCTTTAATATGCTTTCCAACCAAGCACGGAAAGCAGAAACAAGTAACTCAATACTTTGCCCTATTGTGTAGTCAGCTTGGTCTAATAATTGTTGGTTTAGTTCGTCAACTTTTAGTTCTAACTTTGTAACCTTATTTGTTAAGGTAGTGTTTTTGGTAGTAAGTGTGTCACACGTGTCACTTAACTTTTTTATTTCGCTGTCTTTCTTTTCCAGTATTTCATTGTTGGCTTCCTTATACCTTGTAAAGCTATCGTTTAGTTCGTCGTATTTATCTTCGGCTTTGTTGGCTCTGGTCTTTTCAGTAAACCACTCATAAACATACCAACCTACCGTATGGCGTTTGCCCTCTGCATCGTTCCAGTTGATTTTAATGTCCTTTAGGTTGCTGGGTACTACCTTGCCTATTAAAATACAATAATCAATCAAGGTACGTCTTAAACTGGGTCTAAACCACCCCAGATACGATTTAAGCGATTTAATTGTGCCACCTAATGGGTCAACTATTGTAATGTCGTTCTCGTCTGACGGGTTATATCCTACTGCCAATACCCAATGCTGGTCGTCTGCAACGGTTTTAGGGTTGTAATCAATATGTAGCATAACGGGGTAACCGTTATCCAATGCTTCTTTTATTTGCTTAATATGGTCGTCTGTGGCGGGGTAGGTATCGCCAACCCTAACTAATGCTTCTTTCATTTTGGTGGTTATCTTTTCTACCGAGTGCCAAACATAATTACCACCGTTAGCAAACCCGCCAACTTTCTTTAACTTATTATTCAAATCCTCTGGGTCGGTGTTGTAATCGTAATAACACAAACCCATTGCTAAACAAGACAATAAACAGCCATAGTTCTTTATATTAAATGTGGAATTAGTATTAAAACCCAATAGGATATTAGCCCAACGGCTATCCTGCTGACTGATTAACTTTGGTAATGTAATCATAAAATAATTATAGCATATATATCATTTTTTAGGTCTGTCTTTTAGTACGGCTTTGAAATGTATACCCGCCCACAACATTACTGCTGGGGTTAGTATAAAGTCGCCAGTAATACCTTTATCAACCACACCAAACCTAAACAAGGCATTTGCAGTAAATAACCCAAATGCCATTAAAATATCGCCCACAAATAAATTATTAGTGAACTTTCTTTTGGCAATACCTTTTAGTGATGATAATATAACTATTGCATAACACACCAACCTAATGTATTCTAATATTATCATTGTTTAGTCACCCCCAAATATGTGGCTATTGCACCTACTATGGTAGAAAATACAGCTTGAAATACTGCAAGGTTAGACACCCTTTCAGTAGTAGCAACCTGTTTATTTTCTACCTCATCTAACTTTTTACAATAATTATCAGTAGCCTTTTCCAACTTGGTTATTGTAGTGCTTATATTTTTTATTTCGTTTTTTATTACCGCTATGTCGGTTGCCACGTCATTTTGTTTCATATAAACATAAAGTTGCTGTGTTGCAACGAATTTAATTTAATAAACGCTACTGTTCTATATTCTGGCTCATTATTTGAAGAAGATGCAGAAATATTAGCACTTGATATTGCAGGTGATTGACTATTAGCAGATATAGAGTGTGTGGTTGCTGTTGTTGCCATCAAGCTACCCGCATCACTATCTCTACCTGTTTGACCTGCGTGTGTTACCGAACCTGTATGTGTGTGTGCTAAACTACCACCGTGATTGTGGGATTGTGCTGTATGGGTATGTGTGTTTGAACCACCTGTATTACCAACATCACCTGCTGTTGCTGTTGATTTTAAATACCTACTTCGCATATCTTGTGTTCCATTTGTCCCATCACAAAGAGAATAGTTAAAAGGTATATTCGCTAAAGTACCTAACCACATACCTATCATTCCTTTTCTACAACTTGACGACCCTGTATTTTGGTTTTGTATTGTTAGTAATTTTTTATAAGTTGGCTCTACAGTACCCGATGCTGTAAATGACAGAGTACCCCCCAAACTAGTTGTGTTAGCGTTTGGTGATGCGGAATGGGTGTGTGTTTTAAGTGGTAGGGTGTTTGGGTCTACTGCTCCCTGTTTTGTACCACTATCACTTGACGCTGGGACTGTTACAGCAGAATGCGTGTGTGTTTGTGTATGGGTGTGGGTTACTGTGTGTACGTTAGTTGTAGTACCACCCGTACTACCTGCGTTTTCACCTGTACTAGCACCCTTTAAGTATTTATCTACTAAATTAGGTGTTGAGTTATTTCCGTTACAAACATAATGTCCTGCTTTACTGTCCGTGCTGTCATATAAGTAAATTGCTTTATCAGGAAAGTATATTTGATTAGAAGTTGGTGTTATAAATATAACTGTGTGGTATGGCGGGTCGTTTGAAAATGATTGCCAAGTTGGTGCTACTGATTGAACACTTGCACCCTCAACACCCCCAGAGGTAACGGAACTGTGGTTATGGTTATATATAATAGTAACTTGGTCGCCAGACTGTGAATTAACGCCCCCACCACTACCCGTACCTATAGATAAAGTGTGGGTGTGACCATTTATTGTATGCGTGTGAGAAGCAGTTGATGTATGTGTGTGTGTAGAAGCACCACCTGTTTGATTAGGATTAGTAGCATTTGCTGTACCTTTAGGATACTTACCATCTAAAGCAGTTACCCTTTCCCAACCTGATGGGATAGAAGCGTTTGTTCCTGACCAAATGTAAATTACTCCTGCTGGAAAGTTCATTTAATTTTCTTCCCGATACTCTACTACTTCCGCAAGTAACCAAAATGGTTTATCAATTATCTTTTTGGCTCTTTCTAAAGCATTTTCGTAGGTGGTATCTATTAACCTAATTACTACTTTGTCCTGCAAGTTACCTAATTCGTCCGCTCTGCTATATCCAACTAAGTGAAATACTAAATATGTCACGATAATGCCATTCCCTGACCAACTATATAACCTTCGTATCTACCATCAGACTTTATCTTAAACCCGAATACATCTGCTTTGTTTCCTGTAGGTGTTAACGTAGGTACTACGTCGTTATCCCAGTCAATATTAGACCACCAAGTAACAGTTCTTGAACCATTAGTGTCTTGGATTAATTTAATAACGAACTCATCACCTACTTGGTAGTTTTTTAATTTTAGAGTTCTATTGCCACCTAAAGTAACCTGCATAGCCCTGTCTTCAACATCAAATGTAATAGTAGAACTGTCTGGCACTGTGGTATAGACGCTACTCCTTTTAATGTTAATGGCTCTAACTCTTGTGTCGGTTATATTCGCATTGGTTATTTCTGACACGCCCGAACCCACTGCAACATTAGCCAACCTTAAAAACGGATTACCCGCACCTATTAATGCTGATATTTCACTATTGCTTGGTGCTGTTGGTGAGGCACTTGGAGTACCTGCTACCACACCCAATTTAGCTACATTAGTAACTGTCGCGTTTGGCGTTTCGGCAGTATCAATTAATAGAACTACTGCGTCAATTCTACTATTACCAGAAGCATTTGCAGTTATGGTTACGTTTTCTGTACTACTGTACATTCTAACTGGGAACACCTTTGAGCCGTCCGAGTTTTTAATAAAAGCATATCCCAAATTAACCTTAACAGTCATATTCGGTGTATTCTGTGCTTCTACATAAAAGTCACCACCAACAGCAATGCTTTTAACACCGCTTTGGTCTATTATGTGTGTCATCAGAAAATCCAGCATTTCTTCTGGGTGTTCTGTTCCACCTGTACGTGTTGTTTGTATCATATTATTTTCCTTTCTTTAATTATACCAATTAATTACTATTTAATGAACAGCCACCCACGAACCATTAGCCCTTACCATTAACTTATCTGTGGTGGTATTGTAAAACAACTGCCCATCTTCACCACTTGCTGGATTACTTGCACCAGTAGGCACACGAAAAGTTCCCTCGTCTGGTATGGTAAGATTAACAATTAATCCCCTTGTTTGTAGGTTCTTAATGTCCTGTTCCATTTTCTTTATTTTTTCAATTATATTATAGTCTTCCATTAGTATTCCCTAAATGTTATACCTACCTCACCTGTTTCGTCACAAGTACGCCTGTTAACTCTATAACTATCATTTATATCGTAAGACGGTATAACGACATTTAACCAATCACCTACATCATAATTATTAAAGTCGGGTTCATCATACCTGCAAGTCAAATAAATAGTCAGACGCGGTGCTTGGTACATTTCTAAATACTTGTCCCCCTTATCTTCTAAAGTGGCTTGTACATTTACATCTGATTCGTTTAATACATCTTGCAATAAAAAGAACGCTTCCTTATATGTATCACTTGCGTCACGCGTGACAACTAATTGATTTTCTTCGTCAGCCCCACTACCAATAACAGTAACCTGATTGACCATACCATCAATAAATGTTTTGCTTATCTGGTAGGTATTAATGTTAAAGTCTTCTTCCAAATAAATGTTTCTTACACTACCTTTGGGGTAGTAAATATTAAATCGTTTCAAGGTATCAACGTCAAAATCGTATCCGTCCTTTACTTCGTTAGATGACATTTTTTTAATAACTTCGGCTATGTTTTTATATCTTAAATCAGTTCTGTCCCTGTTTTTAGTAGTTGGATCTGCACCACGTGTAATACCTAAATTACCATATGAACCATTATTTTGAGTAAAATTAATTAAACCCCAAGCTATGTCAGAACTGTCGGTTGACGTATAGGAAAGACTGTCATCAGTGTATCGTTTTTCCAATAAGCTAAAAAACCCCTTACTTTGTACGGATATTTTACCTAACTCACCAACACCAGAATTGAATTGTAGTTCTGAAATATACCCCGCATATATTTTATTGTTATCTTCATCATATATTTCTATTTCCCTATAACTGGCACTAAAAATGTATTCAATGGTAATATCGTGTGCTTCTGCAATAGGTTTAATGGCTGTACTTTCAAAAGTAATGCTTAATGATTCGCCTTTGTTAAGTTCCTGCACAATATTAAAACGGGTAAAAGGCAATTCCCATATTAGTGAGTTGTCACTGTTTTTAACTACACATCTGAACATCATAAACCTAAATAACTATCTCTGTAGGTTAGTAACACCAAAGCGTTGTAACCATACGTGGTAGCAGTTAACTTAATACCATTGCCTCCGGGATCCAAAGACAACCAGTCACCACTAAAATACTGCCTTAAATTAGTAGTGCCATTTAATATAATTGTCCTATTAAAAGTATCTATTACAACCTGCGAAGCATCTGCTATTTCATAGTCTATTGAAAATGTTTCGCCATTTGTTTCATTTGTTAAGGTAGCGTCTTCAAGTTGTCCGTATAATGTAATAACAGGGTATGATTTGGTGTTACCACTATTAACTACGTTGGCAATGACATCACCACCGCAAGACATATCTAACGGTAATTCAAATGGCAACCCCCAACCACCGCCCGACCATAAAGATATTAGCGAACTCTTTTGGTCCTTACTACTAAAAAATGGGTATGGTGCGGTTAGTTCTAACCTTACCGAACTAAATATCATTTGCCCTTTGGTGTAAGGCAAATCAAAATCACCTGTAACAATAGCGTCACATATAACCTCAATACCTGAACGTGTGGTAATGTAAATCCTTTGTAAGCCCCGTGTAATATCACAAGCCAATTCTAATGCTCGTCTTTTTGTTTCGTAGTCGGTTGTGTTTTTACCTATTATTTCCAACTCAATACCCATAACACGTCTGCCATATAATTTAACGCCTAAATCAGCCCCGTGTGTGCTTCCTCGTTCTTTTATATCTACTTTTAGTGACGGGAAGCCGAACCCAGTTAAGTTACCGAATATGTAACCTGATTCTAAAGTTCCCATTGTTAAATTGTATATTTGTATTGTTTTTATCATAGTGATGTCCTATATTTGTATGCCAACCTTTCTACTATGGTATCAATGTCAAGTCCGTCAGATGGATATACATTTATATTTTGTACTACTGATTTATTATTTGAAATATTGTTACCCATACCAGATGCTAAGGTTGAACTTTTGGTTATTGATATATCACCAAGCGATGCGTATGCGTCCTTTATCTTGCCAACACCGCTTTCTACTAACTCTACTAAAGATGGAGATTCTTTGTAAAATGGGCTTATCTTTTTTATTCCTTCTTTTATTTTATCAACCACTTCCTTTACTTTATTCCAAGCATTTACAAAAGGTTGTACTATTGAATCGTATATCTTATCGCCAATGCCCTGTAAAAAGTCCTTAATGGAATTAAAGGCAAGTACCACGTAGTCCCAAAGCATTTTGGTCTTTTCTTTTATCAAGTCCCAATTATGAATAATCAGGTAAGCCAGAGTACCCACAACAGCCCCCAATGCTATTAATGGGGCTGTCGCTATTAGTGTTTGTACTGCCAACGTACCCATTGCTATAGTCATTGATATTAACGCTGGAAGCATCATAGCGGTTATGCCTATAGCCACCGCCTTAACAATGTCCTGATGGTCTTTTAACCATTGCCAAAGTTCTTTTATTTTGGGTATTGCCTCGTCTTTTACCCAAACTACAACATCTTTAGCAACGGGTAACAACACCATACCTATCTCTCTCATTAAAAGGTTGAACTCGTCTTTTAGATTTGATATTCTTCCCTGCAAACTACTGGATTGTTCTTCCATTAGGTTGTTGAACTTGCCGCCCTCGCTGGTCATTGTTTGAAACGCCATTTCAACATCTGCAAAACCTATCTTACCTGCACTTACCATTTCTTTTATTTCTGATTCAGTTACATTTAGGTTTTTAGCAAGTTCTGCAATTAAAGGTACACCAGCCCTTGCAAAGTCCCTTAATTCAACACCTGTTAGTTGTCCCTGTGCCTTTACCTGTCCGTAGTTGTAAGCTAACCTGCCCATATCAACTGATAATCCCGCTGATACGTCACCTACCGCTTTTAGTGTGGGTACTAATTTATCTGCCTCAATACCCATAGCAAGTAATTGTTTGGCATTTTCTTCTATACCCCGTAACTCAAATGGTGTCTTTTTAGCCATTTGTGCCAAATCATTTAACATAGTTGTCGCACGTTCTTGACTGCCAAGCATTGTGGTAAAAGCTATCAATGATTGTTCATAATTACCTGCCTGTTTCAATGCAATAGTGCCAACACCTGCAATAGCCGTACCAACTACCGCCATAGCACCAACTACCTTATTACTGGCGGAAACCATATCGCCCATAAACGAATCAACTTCGCTTTTTGACTTTGCCAACCCCTTTTGAAAGTCGGTTGTATCTGCTTTTATTCTGGCGATTATATCGCCCATTACCATTGCCATTATTTTTTATATTTCTTTCTATCAATAAACATTTTCTGTTTTAACCTCTGTAGACCTTCTCGGTCAAGTTCCGAATCGTCTAGCCCAGTTAACTTTGTTATTTCGTTCTTTATTTCCCTAAACAACGTCTTTGGCTCTTTGCTGTGCGGATTTTGCACAATTAGTAATTGTAATAATTCATCTTCTAACTTATTACGTTTGCCTATACGTAGGTACAGCCCCACATCGCTGGGGTAAACCTGTTCCTTTATCTGTTTAGGCGACCAACCATAAAGATAGCCAAGTTCAGCTATTATTCTTTCAAGCCATTGTCCTTTGAGGCGGTTACCTTCGCCTTTCTTATTGGTAACCCCTCCAACACTTTTCCCAGTTCTTTGAACTCGTTAACTTCAAATATTGCCTTAACTACTTTTGCCAAGTCAGTTAGACCGAACTCTTTTTCTATGGTTTCTTTTGGTATACCAGAACCCAACGATATAACTTCTAACAGTTCCGGTAACGCCTCTTTTAGCATTTTTGGTAGTGCTTTTATTAGGTTTTCTTCGGATATCTCACCCATTGCATTTAGTTGTTCGGGTATCTTTTCCAAAGCACCTAATAATTCTGCGTATCTACCTAATGCTAACTTTTCTATCTTATATTCTTTGTTGTCAATTTTTACTATCATAGACGAACATTGTGCCTGTTTCTAATGTCTATTTTTAAGCACTAGAATCACCTATTAACCCAAGCATATCGCCATCAAGTCTTGTTTCATCAATTATTCCTTCAAACTCCAACTCAATAACTCTTTCCTCATCAACCTTAAAAGGTATATCAATAGAATTAGTTACAACGGCTTTATAGATAACTACATCTTCCGACAAGTCATCATCGTCGTTTGCTACTGGGTGTAATACAAGTGTTTCTGCTGCATCTGATAACCTTAAACCAACGTCACCACCTATCTTAATAGATGAAGCCGAATTTTCCCCTGCCGGTATTGCAATAGCCAAATTAGCTATTGAAGATTCAGCTAAAGGTACTGTAGCTCTTAACTTTTGCCCAATTAACACTTTTTCTGCTGGTGTGCTTCCGTATTGGTCTACGGTTATATCGTGAATGTCTGGCTCGTAAGTTACGGTAACCCCACCTTTAGTATGACCTAGAGGCACGTTACCAAATGTTACTGCACAGACACCCATCTTTACATTAGATATATCACTCATTTATTTTCACCACCTTTCAAATTATAATTTAATACCTTTTTTAACTCATTTCTAGTCGTCTTGAAATTAATTACATTTACTTCATTACATTTAGGACATTTTATTTCCAATCGCCCCGCATAGATATATTCCATAGCCAACAAGTTACGACACTTGCTACATCTAAACTCTCTATAAGGTTTTTCATTTATATATCTCATCTTCTTATCTTACAAACAAAATTAATACTAAACTCGTGTCTGCCCTTGTCGTCACGTCCTATATGGGCTGGTTCATTAAACAAAAATATGTAATAAAAATATGTACCACCAGTTACAAGTTCAATGTTTTCTTTTTGGTGCAATGCCTCTACTATTTCATCTACTATGCTTTGCCCAGTAGAGTAACTTGTGTTTCTTACTAATATTTGAAAAGTTGGATCTGCTGTTGGCAAGTATCTGTCCGGTTCTAATCCTCCTGTATCATAAATAACCACCTGATTATTGGGACTTTCCGTCTGTCTTGACTTAAACAAATCAGTACCGGCTGTTAAGCTAGTTTCCTGTCCTATGTATGTATATATATCGTTTATAATCACCTTATTACCTCTGCACTAAGCGTTTTTCCAACCAACTTTTCTAGTCGGCTTAAATTATGTTTTATAGGATCTTCTAAGTATTTACCTTTCCTACCATTCTTAAAATTGTATTCCGGGTGTTCGTGCAATCGGTGAGCATATTTTGTGTGATAACCAACCTCAACGTGATCAGTAAATGTATCTACCCTACCAGAGTTAGCCAAAGTACCTTTATCAAAAGGCACTTCTATATTTGATAGACGCAATATTTCATCTCCAGCCATTTTTTCAGCTTTTTGCTTTGCTGGATCTATCCTTTTATTTAGTTGTTTTAGTAAGTCAGTAAACAACATTATGCTTCCCACCTTTGTACCCACACCTCATAGTGGTGAACCTTTGAAATATCGTCCAACGCTTCTTTTAACGCAATAACCCTGTAATCCTGTCCGTCATAGGTAACCTTTGTACCAACCGCCAACCCTTCGGTTTCTCTATCCATATAAATTAGTGCGTCAGCCATAATGTCCTCGCCTTTTTCGTTGGTAAATAATTTGTTTTTTAGTTGAAATCTGCCGTAATAATCATTTCCACCACTAAAAGATTCCTCGTTATATTCATTACGAGTTACAGTTCCATAAACCTTAATTATGTGTTTAAGTAAATGTTTTATAGCTCAATACGACCCTTTTTATTGTAGATGCCTTTCAGTAGGTTACGAGCATTTGGGGATATGAAGCGGTTTCTACCGTTTTTAACTTTATAACTGTATCCCTCTAACTGCTCGGAATCGTAGTCTACTGCACCTGCAAAGTAGTCGTTTCCTTTCTCAATTATGTACTCAACCTGTGCTAACGTTGCACGTGTAACCGCTTCTGGTATGGTTTTGTACCATTTACTATCACCACTTAAAAAAGCGTCTTCATCACGTGGGAACTTTCCAAGTTGCTTAATTACATAAAAAGATGTGTTGTCTGGATTTGTAGTCCAATCAGGGCTTACAGTTATTTTGTTAGATGATTTACTTGACGATACTATGTTACGGGTTTGTCCGCTACCTGTACCGCCAATTATTTCTATCTGACAATAAGTAAAATAGTCGTCAAAATGCACCTTTAATGGTGAATCACTTGACGTATCAATTAAATAATTACTGCCACCCGATGTTGCAAGACCAGAATAAACATCGTCTACGTGCTTCACTTGGAAACCAACGTAGGCGTCAACCATTTCCTCTGCGTGGGACATTTGGTCTTCTGCCTCTTTAGCATCAGTTACTTGTATGTTGGAAAACTGTTCTATTTCGTCTTCCGTTACATATTGCCTTTTAGTCATATATGTTAATTATATCACCTGCCTTTCACATATTAAACATCTAAATGCTTGTACCACTTCTCGTTTTGTTTTTCGCCTATTGATTT